ACAAAATCCAGAACCACCATTCGTACCAGAAGTTGAAAGTACTACCGAACAAACCTCTTCCAACTTCAAGCCTGGATTTAGAATTAGATTTTCTAATGGTTCATACGATCCGAGTCAGAGCAACTATCTCTACAAACCAAAGGCGGATAGTGATGGCAAGCCGGTCGTTCTGGTTCCGCCGGGTAGTGGACCGATAGTAATGTATGAAGCATTGCCAACGGGAGAATTGGAAACGTTTTTCATCTATTACGATCATGCACCAGGAGATTTTTCTCAATGGCAAGTCACTGCGCCGAAGCATAGAAAAGGTAATGTCATCGAAAGGCCTAGATTTGCTGGTAATGCAAATGGTGGTAGAGATCACTATAGATTTTCAAAATATGCCAAAGATTATCCAAAACAATTTATTATATCCGATAACACTCGTGAATTTTTAGTATATGATGGGAAATTTAGACATGATTAAAAAATTAAACAAAGTACTTATCGTATCGCTACTAATTGTTCAATTTTTGGACATGAATTTTACATATTTTGGTATATTAAATCACGGTTCTGTAGAAATTGAAGGTAATCCTTTAATTAAATGGCTGTGCTATCATCTTGGTCCAATGTTTGGATTATCCTTGATAAAATCATTAGCACTATTTGTATTGTCTTATGCATATCACACAGAATCGATATTGAACAGTAAATTTTTATTTACATCACTTTTTACGGTCAATTCTTTCTATGTTTATGTAATGTTTCATTGGTCATACTATTTTTTGATCTTAGTATAAATAAAAGCCATAAGACTGTTAGTTTAGGCATCAATAGTTTATGGCTCTAGAAAAAAGAAGATATAGCGATTTAGATCTATCCTTCACTCCACATCCAGATACGGGCGATTTAATACCACTCAGGGGTGATAGGGCCATAGCAAGAGCCGTTCGACAAATTGTATCGACTAATTTTTATGAAAAGTTTTATAATCCATCTTTCGGTGGAAATGTAATTTCTCAATTGTTTGAACAGTACGATTCACAAACAGAGCACATCATAAAAACTAAAATTCAAGAGGCCATTCGTGATTATGAGCCTAGAGTTAGAATACAATCTATACAAGTTATGTACCCACCTTCGCAAAATCTATTAAGTCAAAATACTTTGGTGTTACAAATTCAATTCTACATAGTTGGAGAAACTGAATCAAAGCAAATTACATTTTCACTAAAAAGGGTCCGATAAATGACAATTAAAAAGTTCACTGAATTGGATTTTCAGCAGATTAAACAAAATCTTAAAGATTTTTTAAGAAATCAACCAGAGTTTCAAGACTATAATTTTGAAGGTTCTGGCATAAATTTGCTATTAGATGTTCTTGCGTATAATACAGGGTATAATGCGTTTTATTCAAATATGATTGCTAACGAATCGTTTTTGGATAGTGCCATATTGAGAAATAATGTGATTTCAAGAGCTAAATCTTTGGGTTATGTTCCTACTAGTATTAGGGCACCTTATGCAACACTTAATGTAACAGTTAAATTGCCCAGTTCGGTCTTTTCACAATTTCCTGAGTATATAATAGTTCCATTGCATCACGAATTTACTTCCAGATCGTCCAATCAGCCAATACAACTTTATACTATGGACAGAGTTGTTCTTCCAAAAACAACTCTAGTTGGTGGCGTACAGCAATATTCCGCTGACATAGACATCTATCAAGGCAAGAAAATAACTCACAAATTTACTGTAGATAATCAATTAAATTCAACGCAAAGATTCATTTTGCCAAATGCTAATATAGACAGTACAAAACTTTTTGTTACTATATTACAAAACTCAGGCGTGACACAGGGAGATACTTGGACATTAGCAAAAGATGTAACCGAAGTTGGTCCTGATGATAATGTTTACTTTCTACAAGAAGCGGATAATGAGTTTTTGGAACTGTACTTTGGTGACGGTTTTATAGGAAAAAAATTAGTAGATGGCAACCAAATCTCTGCAACATATTTTGTAACTGACGGTCCATTATATCACGGATTGAGTAAGTTTACCACTACCAGCTTGACTGCGCCAAATAGCGTTACGATTGCACCACAATACATATCGATAACCACACTAGAGTCTTTGAGAAATGGTTCAGATAAAGAAACTATAGAGAGTGTAAAATTTAAAGCACCATTATATTATGATACACAAGCCAGAGCAGTCACAAAATCGGATTACGAGACTTTACTGATTAAAGACTATCCGCAAATAGAACACGTTAGAGTATGGGGAGGTGAAGATAATTCACCACCAAAGTATGGTGTTGTTTTTGTTTCCGCAAAACCAAAAAATGGATTGACCTTTAATACAATAGAAAAGGAATCTATTATCAATACAATTATTAGACCTAGAAATATGGTCGCTATTGAAGTTGAAATGGTAGATCCAGAGTATATGAATATTGGTATAGAAACTACGGTTAGATTTGAAGGTAGGAAAAATAGCAAATCTTCGGGTCAAATAGAAAACTCCGTTAGGGAGTCGATAAATAAATTTGCGACAGACAAGTTAAGCGGATTTGACACTACCTTTAGATACAGTGCGCTTTTGAGATATATCGATCAAGCCGACGACTCAATAACAGGTAATATCACTTCAGTCTACTTGAAATATGCCGTAACGCCACCATTTAATGTACCGGTTCAATATAATTTTTCATTTCAATCTTCGCTTGATTTGGGCGATGTGCTACATGATATAAGAACGATAAAAAGTTCTGGATTTATATTCAACGGCTTTGAAACATTTATAACTGACGATGGTAATGGAAAACTATTTGCATACAGACCGTTTGGCTCGAATAAAATTATAGTAAATGACAATATAGGTTCTGTAAATTATGAAACTGGTGCGATTCAAATATCTAGCCTAAGTATACAAGGGTTAAGTGATGGTGGTAATAAACTATATTTCTACGCCACACCATCGAATGGTGATTTTTTCGCAAGTAGAAATAGAATGTTATTAATTCAACAGACCGATGTAAAAGTTATAGTTATTAATGAGAATAGATAATGTCACAATCTATAACATGCACTGGCATAAGTTCTGGATTTTCATCATCAAACCACGTGATGGTTGGTGTCGTTAAACCATCCTCAATTTCGACAGCCTCTATCGTTAGCTCACCAAAGGTTAATTTACAAAATTTAGTTCCTTCTTCAATTGCTTCCGGAGAAGTTCACGGATCTCCTACTGTCATAAAACAACCGAGACAAATTCAAAGCATAGCAAAAATAGTTAAGCATAGATTGCCCCAATATGTTCAATCTGATTTTCCTAGATTTATAGATTTTCTAGAAAAATATTACGAATGGATGGAAATCAGAGGCAATGCTTTAGGATTAAGTAAAGATTTACCTAGATTACAAGATCTTGACACAACTGAAGACCCATTTTTACATTCACTTCAAAAAGAAGTGATGTCTAGATTTCCTAAAGAATTATACGTAGATCCTGCAAATCCAAATAATAGAGTTAAAATACAAAATGCCATAAAAAACATTGTGCAATTTTATGGTGCAAAGGGAACAGAAAGAGCATACAAATATTTGTTTAGATTAATATTAGGTGCTGAGATTGATTTCTATTATCCTCGTGTGGATATGCTCC